ACTCAGCAAAAGAAAGAGCGCGATCAGATTGCAGCTGAGATGAAAGACGCACAGATCAACATCGACAAGCTACTAGATGAAAAAGCGCCACTCATGGCAGCTACTCGTGCTATCAAACTAGAAGTTGGTCCTATTCGTTATGTGGCTGAAATGATCTATGGCGAAAGTAACGAACGCGATTTAGAATCAGCCATTCGTATTATGATTCTGCTTCTTGTGCTAGTTGTTGATCCATTGGCTGTGTTGATGATCATTGCAGCCAGCAAAAATCTCAAGTTAGATGTAGATAGAATAGAAGCGGTTACGACTGATGGAGATCTATGGGAACCAGTCATTATAGAAAAGAAGTCTTGACAACTAAACGCATATATGGTACTATGATCATGGAGGTGATAAATGTCGCTTAAAGAAAAACTCATTAAGAATTCAACCATTGCTTTTACTGCCACGCTCGAAGATTCCAAGATCTTCACTAAGAAAGATACTATTCCAACCACTGTGCCTATGATCAACGTTGCGTTGTCTGGCTCAGTTGATGGTGGACTTGTTCCAGGTATCACTATGTTGGCTGGTCCATCTAAACACTTCAAGACTGGTTTCGCTTTGCTTATGGCATCTGCGTTTCTTAAGAAGTATTCGGATGGTGTTATCCTTTTCTACGATTCGGAGTTTGGTACTCCGCAGGCTTATTTCAACACATTCGGTATTCCGTTCGACGCAGTAGTTCATACGCCTATCATGGACGTTGAGCAGCTCAAGTTCGATATCATGAAGCAGCTTACTGCTATTGAACGTGGCGAACACGTCATGATCGTTATTGATTCTATCGGCAATCTTGCTTCTAAGAAAGAAGTTGAAGATGCTCTTAACGAAAAGTCCGTTGCAGATATGTCTCGTGCGAAGCAGCTCAAGTCGCTGTTCCGTATGGTTACGCCATATCTGACGATGAAGGATATCCCTATGGTTGTGGTCAATCACACCTATAAGGAAATCGGTATGTTCCCCAAGGATATCGTTGGTGGTGGCACTGGTTCTTACTACGGTTCAGATAACATTTGGATTCTGGGTCGTCAGCAAGATAAAGACTCTGATGGTATCCAAGGTTATCACTTTGTGATTAACGTGGAGAAGTCCCGCTATGTCAAAGAAAAGTCTAAGATCCCTATTACGGTCAACTATGAGGGAGGTATTAATCGGTGGTCTGGTCTACTGGATGTTGCTATTGACGGTGGTTACGTTGCAAAGCCTAAAGTGGGTTGGTATGCTAGGGTAGACAAAGAAACGGGAGAAGTCCTTGCTCCCAACATGAGAGCTGGCGATATTGTTGACAACGCCGACTTTTGGAAAGCTGTATTCAAGGAAACTGACTTCGCTAAGTATATCAAGGAAAAGTATTCAATCGCGCACGGCGCAATCCTAGAGGAGGATGAAGATGCTGATCAGTGAATACTGGAGCGATGACGGAGTTAAGAAAGCTCAAGTTCATAAAATTGAAGGTGAGTATCACGTCGACTTTTTTGAACGTGGTAGTTTCATTATGACAGAACATTATCCAGGCAAGAGCCAAAGCTGGGCTGAGGCTGCTGCGGAAAACTATACAATGGGAATTAAGGTGATCCAAAATGGCAAACGTCATTGACAATCCCGTAGCTCCGAAGTATAATTATTCTGAACGTGAGGATGTACCAAACTTCATTTGCCTTCGGATTGAAGAAGGCGAGTTTGAAGGTATCGTATATCACTACGAAAACTTGAAAGTTGGTGAAGAAAACGAAGACGGTGCTCTTCTTAACTTCAACTATCACATAGTTGAATCGTTCATCGCCGAAGAGATGCTTACTGATGGTATCAAGTCTAGATTTGAAGATACCATCGCATCTATTCTTTTTGATATTTTACAGAAACAAGTAGGAAGGATTGGGAATGAAGATCGAACTGACGATTCTAAAGAATCTGGTTCACAATGAAGACTTCGCCCGTAAGACTATACCTTTTCTAAAAGAAGAATACTTCAGCGATTCGTCGGAACGTATAGTTTATAAACGAATCGCTGACTTCATGACGAAGTATAATGCTCGTCCCTCTCGTGAAGCGATTGGGATTGAGATTGAGTCTAGCAGTAATCTGAGCGAAGAAGAACACAGACGTTCGATGGACTTGGTTCGCAATCTTGTCGAGCCTGAGCCAATCACGATGGAATGGCTACTTGAATCGACAGAAGCGTTCTGTCAGGAACGTGCGGTGTTCAATGCCGTTATGGATAGTATCGCTATCCTAGATGGAAAAGATAAGAATCGCACAAAGAACTCTATCCCCGAAATCTTGTCAGAAGCTCTTGGTGTGTCGTTCGATAGTCATATCGGTCACGACTTCATCGAAGACTTTGAGTCGCGTTATGATTTCTATCATCGCGTCGAAGAAAAGATTGCGTTCGATCTAGAGTTCTTTAACAAGATCACTCGTGGCGGTTTGTCTCGTAAGTCTCTCAACATTATCCTCGCTGGTACTGGTGTTGGTAAGACTCTTGCGATGTGTCACTTCGCAGCAGCTAATCTTGCGCTTGGTAAGAACGTTCTGTATATCACCATGGAAATGGCTGAAGAAAAGATTGCTGAACGTATCGACTCTAATCTACTGAACATCGCATCTGAAGATCTACAGCAACTTCCCCGTGAGTTGTATGAGAACAAGATTGCGCGTCTTAAAACAAAGACACAAGGCAAGCTGATCATCAAGGAGTATCCAACTGCTTCTGCTCATGCTGGTCACTTCCGTCATCTGTTGAACGAGCTTAATCTTAAGCGCAACTTCGTTCCTGATATCATCTACATCGACTATCTCAATATCTGTTGCTCGTCTCGTATCAAGGCTGGCTCTAACGTAAACAGCTACTCTTACATCAAGTCTATTGCAGAAGAACTACGTGGATTGGCTGTTGAGCGTAATCTTCCGATCGTGTCTGCTACTCAGACAACTCGTTCTGGTTATTCTAACAATGATCCAGGTCTTGAAGATACGTCAGAATCGTTTGGTTTGCCTGCTACAGCCGACTTCATGATCGCGCTCGTGCGTGATGAAGATATGGATTCCCGCGGTCAGCTACTCGTTAAGCAGCTGAAAAACCGTTATAGCGATCCAGCTAATCATAAGCGATTTTTCGTTGGGGTCGATCGAGTCAAAATGCGCCTATACGATCTTGAGGAGTCTGCCCAAGAAGGACTGATCGACGACAGCCGTGGTGGCAAAACTAAGCGCTCCGAGGCTGTAATGGACAATACCAAGTTCGGGATGGAAGATCGTGAACGAAATAAACCCAAAGCCAAGTTCAATAACTTCAAGTTCTCGTAGGCTAAATAATATCGTTCTTGACAAAACTGTATCAGTAGATTATGATAGTCCAGTAAGCAATAAGGGAGGTGCCATGGTCCCAGACGCTTTGGAATACGCCAATAATACTGCTGACATTCGTGTTACAGGCGGTACCGCTAGAAAACGAAATATGGTCAGAAAAGCTGCTAGATGGATGTTGGGCTATACCCTCGGCACTCGTCTAGCTAACAATATCTCATTAGATATTACTTTAGAAGAAGGTCTCAAAGACACAAAGTTCTACGGATCTGTCATTTGGGAAGACAACAATTTAAGACCCCGCAGTTTCGATATGGAACTGTGTAACTATCTTAAAGACAGAATGTTGTATCGAGTTCTTGCTCACGAGATAGTTCACATTCGACAGTATGCTACAGGTGATCTCAAAGATTTAGCCACTCACGCCGACTACTGTAAGTGGAAAAACAAAATGATCAAATCCGATGGTCGTGGTAAGATTAACTATTTCGATCTTCCTTGGGAAATCGAAGCACGACGAGATCAGGAAATCATCCTGAGTGACTGGAAAAAAGCACACGGATATCATTTCAAACAAAAGACTGGAGTATTGTATAGCGATGATGGTGATCTATAGTAAAGACAACTGCCCTTGGTGCGATCGTGCTAAGGAGCTGATGAAGTCAAAAGGTGACTCTTTCAATGATATAAAGATTGGTCGCGATATTACCCGTGAAGAGTTTATGGAGCAGTTCCCTTCCATCAGAACTGTGCCATATATCATCGTTAACGAGGAAGTCAAGGGAGGTTATGACGTCCTCGTTTCCCATTACAATTCGCTCGCATAGCTTAGTGGCTAAAGCCAGCCGCTCATAACGGCTTGATCGGGGGTTCGAGTCCCTCTGCGAGCACCATCAAACCATAAATAGGATAATGCGCAATTTAATTTTAGCAATGGTTTCATTCACCATGTTGGGCGCATGCGCAACAAAACTGGATGACGCGCATATTGTAACCAAATCATATCATTTGAATGCGACTTGGTATATGCACGGCAGTCATACTGCCAACGGCGAACGGTTTAACCCAAACGGATACACGGCTGCTCATAAGACGCTCCCATTCGGAACGCTCTTGCGAGTAACTAACTCCGACGACAACAGGTCCATAGTTGTCAGAGTTAATGATCGTGGTCCATTTACGAAAGGCGTGGATCTAGACATTGCAAGAGGAGGTGCCCAAGAACTGGGTCTTATTAAAAAGGGCAGAGCTAAAGTCTTTGTCGAAGAGTTAATCACGTCTAGATAACTTGTCGTTATGGTATCTTCCTTTCGTAGCGAAAGCAAAAATAGGAGATAAAATGAAATACCTAACAATACTCGCAACAGCTCTTATGCTGGCAGGATGTGCCTCGGCACCAACTACAGTAGAAACAAAACAAACGGCTGCTGTGAAACCTCTTTCATCTAAAGCAGAACCAAAGCGCAGGGTAAATCTATCTCAAGCTGAGATACTCTGCAATCAAAGTCTGCTTCCAGGTAAAGAAAAGTATTCTTACTATTGTCAATTCAGGAAACCTCCAGTTGCACAAGTGCAGCCAAGTCCGTTAGATCCTAACGTGACAATTCCTGATCCTAGTAAATTCGCTGCAACACCTACACAAAAGACAACCAGAGCTGATATCGTAACAGCTAATCGCGATGAAGACGATTCTGGTGCAGCGTTTTTTAGAAAGCAATCTTCTTATGATCAGTCAGGTTCATTCAGTCTGTTTGGTAACGGAATGCAGAAACCTGTTACGGTCGCTAAGAATTGGGAAGGCAAACACGCTGTTCGTAATAGAACAGAATTGAAACAAGCACTTAATGTAGACCCGTTGTCAGTTGCTTGGTGTGCTGCTTTCGTTAACACAATCTTAAAGCAGAGTGGATTTCAAGGAACTAATTCACTCCAAGCTCGTAGCTTCCTGAATTATGGAAGCGTGACTCGTCATCCCGAATACGGTGATATCGTCGTATTCTCTCGTGGGCGTGATCAGTGGTCTGGTCACGTTGGATTCTATGTTGGCGAAGAGGTCGTCGAAGGAGTCCGCTATATCCTAGTGCTTGGTGGTAACCAGCGCAAGGAAGTCAACGTTGCTTATTATCCTGCAAACTATGTGCTGGGGTATCGCAAGATTGGCTGATGATTAAGGGGGTGCATTTTTTATCATCAGTCGGGGAGGCGTGTGGTGCGCCTCCCCTTTTGCATTTAATAAATAGTCTCAATCAAAGGAGACTGCAATGGCAAAAGCAACAGGCGGTTTTGAATACGAAGCCACTATCGCAAATATTCTAAAAGAAAACGGACTGATGGATCCAAACGCTACCACCGCTGGATCGTCGGCTGATGATCCTGATGCTTATATCTACGATGCTAAAGGTAAAGAAATCAGCATTGAGATCAAGAAAGATAAAGGCGCTTTCTTTGGTCAGGCAGAGCTCAAGTATGTAAACAAAAAGTGGCAGTTGTCCGATAACACCAAACGCAAGTATCCCAATACGGCGAGACAGATGGAAACTGTTCCTGTTACCGCAGACAACA